AAATAAATAATTATTCAATTGATATGACTTTAAATTTTACTCCTGGCCAAATACATAAAGATGATATAATTTTACTTTCAATAACTGATACTTATTCTGGAGATATAAATAATTTGCCTCTAGAGTGGGGTTATAATGATGGTAAATGGTTGACTGCTTTTAATGCAACTCTTGGGTCTGGCTATTGGAATAATGGACGATTTACAGAAGATAATAAAAGTTTTTGGGATAGAGATGAAAGTAGCTGCTATCTAGGTGGCCCAGAATATCAATATCATTGGATGTCTGCTTATACTACATTCAAAATATCTGCTATTGATATTAGGCTTTATAATGATAACTCAGAAGAGAATACAATTGAGACAAGAATATCTAATGGTGCTAGTGCTCAGGCAGAATTTGAATTTGGTACTCCAGGGAATGTATCTACAACAGGATGGGGAGGAAGAACTTTTAAAGTAGCTACTACATCTGTTAATATATTTAATGAAGAATCCTCTTTAACTGAATCATTTGCTGAAATAGGTTCGAGTGATGATGCTTTAGAGATACCTATAGGACAATGTCCTAATATCCATGTAAAATTAGGAGATAAACAATATAAAGACCCTTATATTATTAAAACAAAATTTTATATGAAAGATTCATTAACAGATATATATTATTTACAATTTTATATTGACCATAATACTAAAAAATTATATTCATCAACATCAAATAAAACAGCAATAGCAAATTATAGTAGAGCTGATGGAGTTACATCATGGTATTTAGAAAGAGAGCATTTTAAAGATTTTAATGAAATAAATAGTTATGAATCTGAGACTATGGTTTCTCAAGAAGATGCTACAAAAGATTCAAATTTAATAGCAAGATATAAGACATCTGTTATTGTAAATAATAGATTATATGCTGGAAATATATATCAAAATGGCAAAATATATGGAGACAGAATGTTAAAATCTCCTATAGGTAAATATAACTTACTACCAGCATCAAATTTTATTGATGTTGCAATTAATGATGGAGATGAAATAACAGCTTTAGCATATTATCAAGATAAATTGCTTCAATTTAAGAAAAGAAAAGTATTTGTTATAAATACATCAGGAGATTATGAATTTTTAGAAGAAACATTTGATAATGTTGGAGTAAATTTACAAGCATCAGTTACAACAACTCCTTATGGTATATGTTGGGCAAATAAAACTGGATGTTATTTATATGATGGTAATAAACTTACTAATTTAATTGACAAAGTTATCGCACCAACAACAGAATATGATTCAGTAGGAACAAACTATTGGCTAGCAAGCGCATCTACATTATCCAATATGCCAACCTTGGCTTACTTAGAAGTAAGAGATTCAATTATATTGAAATGGTCAGCTGAAAATTATCCTGGAAGTGGTGTGACTCCAGATTCAGCTTCATATCATTTTGCAACAAAATCTTGGTCATATAATGTAAGAAGCATTATAGGGGATACAGCTCAGGCAGTTACAGGAAAAACATCTAATATGATAAGTGATTCAAATGGGGATGTTATATACTACAGAGGACAGGCAGATGCTTATGATGGTATAAAGAAATGGAGTCATGGACCAACAAGTGTTAATCCATCTGGCGGAACTGCTCTTAAAACATTTTTCTGGACATCAAAAGATTTTACTTTTGGAGATATTTCTGCACGTAAAAAAATACATAAAGTTTACATTACATATAAATGCAGTGCTGATTCAAAAGTTTTAGTTAAAGCTCAAGTGAATGGATTGAAAAATTTTGATGGCTCTCCAATTGATTTTGATGCTTCTACAAGTAAATTTGCAGGTACAGCAGATACTGCATGCTATCATGCCTCAAATGGATTACTAAGTACAGGAGATGTATGGAAAACAGCTGAACTTAAATTTGATACACCAAGTGAAGTAAATAATATATATTCACTTCAATTAAGATTAGGAGCTTCATCTAGCATAAATGTTGATTTTGAAGTAAATGATATATCAATAGTATATAGAACTAAAAATATTAAATAATGGCTAATTTGCTCCATATAAAGGGTTCAAGAACAAAAGTACTGAACACCTTTCCTACAAATACTTTTGGTAAAGAAGGAGATATTGTTATTTCCAGAATATCAGGTAAAGGTGTTTTTCTATGTACTAAAGCTGGTGGTATGTGGTATGTTGCAAATAAAATGCAAGAATTAAGGAAGTATGAAGATATATCAATATCGAACTTAAAAACAAATTCACTATCTATAAATAAATTAATCAACGCAGATAATAATACAAATCAAATACTTGTTAATGATTTTGGTCTTATTAAGTATAGAACAAATAAAGAAATTATTGATGATTTAAATATATTTGAATCTATTAATTACAAAACAGCACATTGTAGCTTAGGCCAGTATACAGATAAAGAATCTTGTGAAGCTGGAGGTGGTACTTGGTATTATTCTGAGAATGATTCTCACGATAATATTAGTAGTACAGCTGAAAATCAATTATTAACAGTTGGTGAATCAATCGGTAATTTAGATGCAGAGCCTACATTATTATATGATAGTTCAACACTTGAGATTAAATATAACTCAGATTATGATGATAATTGGCAAACATCTGCGCAAACAGATTTATTGAAATTAAGTTATGGCACTAAAAGTACTGCTTTTAATTTAGCTGCTGGTGGAGATTTTACGATAGATTGTTCAAACGATATAATTTTAGATGCTGTTACAAATATCTATTTTCAACAAGGAGCAACGACTAATCGTGCTAAATTTACATTTCCAGTTGGAGCTAGTCAGCTGCTTATGTATAATCCTCTAGATTCAGGAGATTTTTTTCAAATTTCAACTATAGCACATGGAAAAACTACTATATCAACAACAGATAATGCTGCTGCAGCTGCACATTTAGTTTTAGATGCTGATGGAGATATAATATTAGACCCTAATAGTGGTATAACAAAATTTTATAGAGGTGGTGATGATGATGATTTATGTACTTTGACTGTTGGAGGAGACGGGACCACAACAATAGCAACAGCAGATTCAGATGGTACTAATGGTCATTTAACACTTGCTCCTGATGGTGATTTAGTACTAGACCCTGCAAGTCAAAAGACAATTATAAATGCAACTGATGGATTGTACTTTGATGGTGGTGGAGATACTTATATATATGAAGCATCGGCAGATAATGTTAGGCATATTGTTGGTGGAGATATTTTACTAGAATTATTTGAATATGGTGCTGATGGTAATACCACATATTTTAAAGATACTTGTGCAGGGTTTACACAATTAGAACCTACTTATGATGCAACTAATACCTTAGTTGATTTTAGGCATTCTAATAAACAGAACTTAACATTTGGAAGTGGAAGTATAACAAATCTAAATTTTTATTTTCCTTTAGTTTCAGGGAATTTTGTATTACTTATAAAGCAAGATGGTACAGGCAGCAGAACTATTACAAACTATAGAGTTTATGAATTTGATGAGTCATCAGCCGATGGAGTAAATTCAGTAGTATGGGCAGGTGGTTCTGCTCCAACATTAACAACAGATGCTAATCATGTTGATATATTATCATTCTACTGGGATGCTGACAATGAAATAGCTTATGGCGTAGCAACATTGGATTTTCAATTTTAATGGCTTTTAAAGATGATACATTAGAGTTTTTTGATAGCAAGATAGTTGATGTTAATCAAGCAGAAATAATGATGGATTGGGAAACACCTATAATGGAGAAAGCTGCAGAATTTATATGTCATAATAAAGGTGATATATTAGAAATAGGATTTGGTATGGGAATTTGTGCTGATTATATACAAGCACAGGGTGTTAATTCTCATACAATAATAGAAATACACCCAATGATTCTTGAAAAATTAAATATATGGGCAGAAGGAAAATCAAATGTTACTGTTATAGAAGGCGACTGGAATGATGTGGCTGGATTATCTACTTATGATGGAATGTTTATTGATACTTATGGTGATGAAAATTGGAGTAAATTTAAACCTTTTGCATTAAATAAAGCTAAAAGTGGAGCTAAGATAACATATTGGAATAACTTTAATGAAGAAAGAAATGAACATTCATTTGATTCTATATCATTTGAGTCTATCTCAATATCTCCAGATTCTAATAGTTATATGAATCAAAATACTTATTATATGCCAAAGGTAGTGCTGTAATGGCAACTATATATGCACATACAAATGACGGATTTGTAGCAAGATTTAATCAATCAAGCTGGTCTAATGCAAGAGCAAATACAGCAGGAACAAATGTAAGCTCCACAGGAACGAATAGCACTATAGGAATTTCAGCATATAGAGCATCAGCAAGAGGCGGTGGTTATGCTTTTAGCATTTATAGGTCTTTCTTTTTCTTTGATACATCAGGAATTTCAAGCAATGTGTCTGAAGCAACATTAAAAATTCGTGGTTCAGCTTTCACAACAGGAGATATAATTGCTGTAAAATCTAATTCAGATATAGAAACTTTAGGAACAGCAGATTTTGGCTCAATAGTAGGATGGAATACAACGACAGATGGAAGTGGTGGCGGAGATAATGAAAGTAATGTTACTAAATATTCAGCAGAAATATCAACTTGGGATGGAACTGATTATAATGATATAGCACTAAATGCACAGGCATTAGCTGATATGAGAGATGATGATAAGGTTTATATAGCTTTAGTTAATTTTGATTATGATTTAAAAGATGTTGCACCAACAGATACTACTGGTAGAAATGGTTTGTATTATACAAATTATACAGGAACAAGTAGAGACCCATATATTGACTATACATTAGCACCAACAGCAACAGACAATTCAGTATTTTTTGGGTGTAACTTTTGAGATTTGTTTATGTCC